TATTCGATGAAGTACATCCCATCCCGCGATATCAAGGGTGAGTACGGAGTCGACGTCCGTTACGGCATTATGTCGGGAATGGATCCTAACCGCGCTATCATCGCACTTCTCCAGATGCGTAGCGACAAACTCGTTTCACGAGATTATGTACGCCGCGAGATCCCAATGGAGTTGAATGTCACACAAGAAGAACAAAGGGTTGACATTGAAGAGATGCGCGATTCTCTTCGTGTTGCTGTTGCTCAGTACGCCCAGGCTATACCGGCTCTGGCAGCGCAGGGACAAGACCCTACTCAAATCATTAGCCGCATTGCTGAAGTTATCAAAGGGCGGCAAAAAGGCCTCCAACTAGAGAGCATCATCGAGAAGGCATTTATGCCAGAACCAGCGCCAGAGGCGCCGATGATGGCAGAACAGATGTCACCAGCAGGTGCGGCTCCCGCTCCTGCCTCGCAGCCATCTCCAGAACAACCTGGCGGTGCAGCCCCTGCTGGTGCTACTCGTCCCGATATCGCAACACTGCTCGCCTCAATCGGCGGCGCATAACAAACAAGGGAGGTGGAAAATGAACGCAAAGGGTGGTCGTGCAGCGGCTCCAGTACAGAAGCCGACTGAGGGCAAGAAGGATATGTCCAAGCCAAAGGGCGGCAAAGTCGATTTCGGCTATGCACCTGCAGGTCGTAAGGGCAAGAAGGCCTAGTTAGTTTTAGAAGGGACTGAGCGATGTACGGATACCAAGACAACGAAGTGCCTCGCTCAGTATCCCCTGCTGACTTTGGCGTAGCGTTTGCAAGTTTTTTACATAACATAGCCTCGTCACTACATTCGTTGACAGAGGACGTACTAGAGATAGCGCTATATCACGCATCTCGTACAAGCAAGGTTTCCCAAGTGTGGAAAGACTTTGCACAAGACTTAGAAAAGATGGAGGACTAGATGAGTATGATGAACCCCGTTGCGGGACCATCAGGACCAGGCAAGTTCTCTACGCGTACCGACTTGCCACCATCCAAAGAGTATGGCGAGCGCAAGCAAACAGAAGAAATTATGCAAGGCGCACCAACAGCCAAGACGCGTGGTGCAGCAGATCCCAAGTTGGGTCGTCCAGCCAATCCAATGACGCCTGTTACTCCACTTTTTTCTCCAAGCACACGACCAGAAGAGCCGATTACCGCCGGTATTGATATGGGCGCAGGTCCTGGTTCCGAGATTCTTGGTATGCGTCAACCAGACGATATAAACTTTAGGGCGAACATCTCTGCATATATGCCCGTACTTACATACATCGCAAGCCAACCAGATACTTCTCCTGAGACCCGCCAGGTCATCAGAGAACTAAGGGATATGTTGTGAGCAGTATATGGAACAGAATAGGCGACGCTGCTAGCAATTTAGTCAAGTTCGGTGGAGAAGTAGGAAAGTCCATCGGAGGCGTTGCTCGATTTGCCTGGGATGTCGGAACTGCACCGTTCAACGACGCCGAGGAATATAACGGTCTTAGCCAGACCTTCAAGACTGCTGCTGAAAAGCAGAAAGCAACTGGCGACATCATTCGCCCACTAGCATCCGCTGCTGGTGCCGTAATGAAGGTGCCATATGTTGCACCTGCTCTTGAAAAGATTTACGAAATCAACCGCGAGTATATCCGCGAGCCTTTGACTACAACTGCGCTTGTCAGCGGTGAGGTTTTCTCTGGCAGAACTTCCCCACTAGGTTTTTTTGATCCTGACCAGTGGCGCAAAGCATACAAGGGCGCACAAGACATTTCCTTTGGTCAGGCAACGGTTGGTGCGTATCGCACTATTTATGACCCTAAGTTCAATGTCTACGACCCACGTCAGCGCGAAGCAGCGTTCAAAAATAGTTTTTGGGGTAAGACCACAACTGGTCTTGTTGATGTCTTTGGTCAGTTCTTTGGCGACGTTACTGTCGCTGGAACAAAAGCCCTTCAAGTTGCCAAGGCGAGTGGCTTAGGTGTAGGCAAACTTGGCAATGCTGATGCAGTTGCTAAAGCCGCCGAGGAAATTACCAAGGCGCAGTACGGCGTAGGTAATAGATTTACCAAAGTCCTAGACGACTTTACCAAGAACGATAGCGTTTATGCTCTCAACCACCCAATGGTCAAAGCGTCTAACAATCCAGGTCTTCTTGCCCACTTCTTGGGCGACTCTGTAGATGTAGATGAGACTGCTCTTATTCTTCGATCCGCCCTTGGTGATCCAAAGGCTATGGATGAGTTGGCTCTCCAGAGGACCTACATCACCGATGCACTCAAGACCGCTCGTGGTGATATGGATGCAGTCGATCAGTGGAAACTCTTTGCGGCCCCAGATGGCTCTGGTCAGATTCCATTCTTGACCGAAAGCCCAGCAGTAATGGAAGAGGCTGTTGCAAACTACCGCTCACTTGCAGCAAGCGACAAGTACTTCTCTGACCTGATGGAACTTGGCAAAGGTGGCGGTGCTTTGACCCGCACCACTGGCCTTGGTCTGCAGGGAGCAGAAGACTTTATTGCTAAGGCTCGTGCCGCTCGCTTCTACGACAAGAATGTCGGTAGCGCCCGTATCGACGTCTATCAGCCAACACCGTTTCATAGATTATATCAAAAGATTTCTTGGCTAGAGAATGAGCGTCCAGCAGGTATTGTTGACTTCAACGACGCAGATTCCTACCGTGAGGTAGTAGCCACACTCAACCGAGCAGACAAGTTACGAGTCCTTGGCGCAGATGAGTCTAAGGCTTTGCTTGATAACTACATTGGCGCTTCTACTCCAGAGGCACGAGCAACCGCAACCCTTGCCCTAGAAGGCACCATCTTCCGCAAGTTGACGGAGAAGTACAACATCAGCGAAGAAGTTGCTAATACAATTTACAACGACTACAAGCGAGCAAGAACATCTGCGCTCAAGTCCATTCAGGACAAGGGCTTTATGGTTGACCTTGATGGTTCTATCCTCAAGGTGCCACTACTTGAGTCACAGTCAGCAAACTATCTGCCAGTGATGGACTTTGACCTGATGGACAAGGCCCTTCGCAGGAATGCCAATACGCTTTCTGCTGTAGTCGGTCGGTTCTCTGATCGTGTTTTCAACACTGCAGATTTGCTTCAGGACGCTTTCAAGGCCGGTGCCTTGCTCCGTCTTGGCTACACACAGCGTAACGGCATTGATTCGCAACTGCGTATCGCAGCATCCGTCGGTGCAATGGCAAGCCTACAGCACCTTGGCCCAGGACTCAAGAACCTTATCTACAATACCGTCAAGACTCCGGCGCGTATCTTTGATAGATACCGACGTATTGATGGCAACAGGACCTACGGAGATGTTCAGACATCGCTTGGCTCGGTAGCAAAAGAACTTGAAGAACTACGTGGCAAGATTAGGATTCTTGAGGGCAAAGTTGCTCTGCGTAAGGATGACCTACCACTTGCTGGCGAACTCAATACCCTCAAGTTGCTTGAGGAAGAGAAGTTGGCGGTCTATCAGCACTACAACGATGTGCTTGGTAGGGCTGCCGCACTTGAGCCAAAGCGTCGTATCGGCACCGGATCTTTTCGTGTGACCACATCTGATGGTCAGGAATATATCCTTGATGATGCCTTTGGTGGCGAACTGGGTGAGATGTTCCGCAAGATTGCCTCATCGGGCAATACCTTTGAGCGTATGGTCGACTCTAACACCGATCTGTTTATGCGTACGATGTCTAGCAAGGGTATCGGTGTTGTTAGGCCCACTGACCCAGCCTACTTTGAGCAATGGGCGCAGACCTTGCGCCAGCAATTCGGTAACTCACGAGTTGCTCAGAAACTTGCTGACGGCGAGACCATTGACGATATAGCAGCGTGGCTCCGTAATAGCCCTGACGGTCGTGACCTTCGACGCAGGCTTGCGCTTCCAGCCGATGACTCTGTTGATTATGTAACGCGAGTATCTAACTTCTTTGACACCTACTTGCCAGCATCATCAAACCTTCGTGACAAACTACGCACAATTACCGCTGACGATCTTCGTTCTACTTTCAAGGATCCAAAGGACCTACCCCTGATTCACGGTCACGTCCTTCAGGAGAACCTCTACAACGGTCTTGGTAAAACAGTCAATCAACTTGTCAATAAAGCCTTCAAACTACTCGGTACCTTGCCAGAAGATGCGTGGGCAAGAAACCCACTCTACATCCATTTCTATCGCCAAGAGGCTCGCCGTAGACTCAATATCGTAGCAGGCACCGAGAAGGGCGCACGAGTGAGCGTCAAGCAACAGCAAGAGATTCTATCTCAGGCGCACAAGACTGCTCTCCGTGAGATGAAGGGTGTCCTCTTCAATATCGAACGTAAGACTAACTTTGCGATGATAATGAAGTACATCAATCCATTCTTCTCAGCCCAAGAAAACGCATATAAGACGTGGATGAAGTTGGCAGTAGCCAACCCAGCCATTGTCAATCGTGGGTATCTTGTCTGGAACGCACCGAACCAAGCAGGTCTTGTCACCGATGGTGATGGAAATGAAGTACCACCAGGTCAAACCTCTGGTGATGACGTCATCTGGCTGAGTGTCCCTAAAGGACTTCAGAATTTACGCGGTCTTGGTCAGTTGACTGAGATGGGTATTCCCAAGCAGTCACTGGATATTCTTTTCCAAGGTGGCTTGGATGTTCTTTACAACAAAGGAAACCCAAACTTCTTCAGTGATATCTTCCCAGTAGGACCATACGTTGGTGTTCCTGCTTCGATTATAGCCAAGAAGCAACCAACCCTTGAAGAGTCACTCAAGTTTATTCTTCCATATGGAACATACAAGGATGTTTTAGGTATCCCATCTGCTGGCGGTATCTTTCCAGCCTGGTTCCAGAGGCTTCAGACAAGAGCAGCAGGTCAGAATGACCCACAGTTTGGTAGAACCTATCAGTTGATTTGGGCAACCGAACAACAGAACGCCAAACGTGAGGGTCGTCCACCAGCGAGCGATGCTCAGGTTGAGAAGATGACTAGACAGTACTGGTCAATGAGAACTTTCGCTAATCTTGTGATGCCATTTGCACCACGCTTTGATAGCCCATACAAGTTCTATCTGGACAAGTCCCGCGAATATCGTAGACTCTACGGTATTGAGGCTGATGCAAAGTTCCTCAACGACTTCCCAGAGTTCTTCTCATTTACCACCAGCCTATCGAACAACCCAACAGGTGTTCAGTCTTCGGTAGCAGCGGTCAGGAATATCCAGAAGTACCGCGACTTGGTAGGCGAAATAGCCAAGATCGAACCACGCCTTGTTGGTTTGCTGGCTAACGACCCATCAGGATACGAGTTCTCTCAGGCATCCTATGAGTACCTGTACCGCGAGCGTGTATCGCCAGGATCACCGCTCAAGTTCCTGAGCGCACAAAGCCCAGCAGATGCACAGAAGAGAAACGATGCCGAAAAGGGCTGGATTCAGTACAACAAGTACATTGATATTATTGACAACGAACTGCAAAAGCGTGGTTTATCGTCGGTTCTCCAAAAGGGTGCTGAAGATCTCAAGTACTACAAGGAGCAGTTGATTCAGAAGTTGGCTGTTCAGACCAACGATGATGGATCTCCGGTCGTTGACCCTAAGACGGGTCAGTTCGTGCAGACTCCTTGGTATGATGATTACCTTGACTCTGATGGGTCAAAGACCAATCGAGTTATCTATGGCTTGAGCAGGATTCTTGAGGATGAGAAGTTCGTCAAGGCCAACGAGAACAATTCAACCTGGAACTCTGTAGGTCTTTACCTTGACGTCAGGAAGCGCCTAGCCCGTGAACTATCACGCCGAGATGTCAAGTCGATTGACGCTAAGGCTAATGCAGATATTCGCTACTACTACGACGCAGTGGTAGCAAAACTCAAGAACGACGACAAGATGGGCTTTGCCTACCTTTACGACAGATTCTTGTCACAAGATCTCGTCTTTGACAAGTATCTTACCCCAAAGGTTCCACCTGTTCAGAAGGAAACTAAGTAATGGCTGAGACAAAAAGACAGTCTCCACGCGTAGCAGAGCGCACACCTGCGCCTCAAGCAACGGGTGGTATTGAGGACCTACTTGCTGGTCTTGGTATT